GGATCACTCTCTAAAGACTCTATCTGTTGCTCAAGTGCCGTTGCTTTATCTTCGTTCTGTTTAGCTTCCGCAGCAGCAGTTACAGCCAACGTTCTGTTTTGAAACGTAAGAGGGTGTATGACTGGTCTTGGACGTAACGGCATCTGCTATTATTTCTTACACGACCAATAGCCTGTCATTGCTTTTTTCTCAGCCATTCCTACTTCTTCTTAGGAAACCCACGCTTCATATTAGCGTAAGCCTGTGGCGATACAGTAGACTCGCTTTTCTTACGGCTAATGCCTAGCTTCCTTCTTCTGTTCATGTTTGCGTATAGTCCTTGTTTCATCGTTTAATAAGCATCTCCATCATTCTATCTAGTTTAGTATTCATCTCTTTGACAGCAGCTTCTACACCGCTCATACGGTTCTCTACAGCTATGTCTCGTTCGTTCTGAGCAGCGAGTTCAACCTCTATCTTAGTCAAGCGTTTCTCGTCGTTCTCTAAGCGATCCGTTAACTTCTTTATCATCCAACCTATAACAGCTAGGATAACAGCGAGAGCAGTGTCTAAGAAATGTGAGATTGATTCAGTCATCTGTTGTTATCAGGTCTTAATGATGTAGTTAAGGATCATTGTAGGCTGGACATTGTTGTGTGCGGATGATGCGTCTTTTGCACCACCTGTTACTCCGCCTGATGTTCCCGAAACATTTCTTGCCGCTTCTAAGGAAGAGTCACCTCTTGCTGTAGTTCCTGATGCTGGCACAGAGTGAGTATGCTCAGGAAGACCCGATTCTGAGGCTGTGAGAAGGTGTTCTTTTGTATCAGCAATTAAACCGTTATCATCACCAAGTGCGTCAGCAGTAGCACCCAATAAGCTTTCTCCTAATCCAGCAACTACACGTCCACGAAGGTCAGGCACTCTAAAGTGATTAGCTGTCTCTCCTCCCGTATTGTAAGTAGAACCTACAACAGCAAACAAGGCAGCTTGTACGGTTTGGTCATACTCAGACCCGTCACACAAGACATAACCCGTAGGAGCAGCACTACCAGCAAAAGCAGACACCGTTCCAGTAGGTACAAATATAGGTTTATTTTGAATGAAAGCATCACTATTAGTGTCGGCTTCGTTCCAGTCAGATTGTACATTTACTTCTGCACCGTCTGCTACGTTTGTTATGTTTAACATAGCCCTGACTTCGGTAGCGTTTAGCTCTTGTACCTCTTCTCCTGCTCCGTTGTCGTTACCTAGTAATACATTATTACCGACTGCATCCTGTATCTTTGCGTATGTTATAGAGTCATCAGGTACTTCACCTAAAGCTACATCACCTATAACACCGTCTACATAGTTCTTAGTAGCTACATCTTGCTCGTTTACAGGATCAACAATGTTAAGTATGCGTTTAGTTAGTCCATCCCAACCTACAGCTCCAGCAGTTAAACGCATAGATACATCGTTCTGCTCTGAGCTTTCTTCAGCTAAGTAACGGTTGTGTAGATAAGCCCGATCAAGTTCGGATTCCGTTAATACAGAACCGTTTACGAAATCTACAAGGTCAACAGCAGGTGCTGATATGCGTCGCACTCTAACGACTTCGCCACCTGTAGCGGGTGTGTTAAGTATTACCTTTTTAGCAGGAGATGTTTGAATAGTGAAATCAGTAGTAAGAGTCTTCTGTACTCCGTCTACAAACACTGTAACGTGCTCATCTTCTAGGTAAGGAAAGTTAAAAGCAAATTCTGTTTGAGAAGCGTCCGCTGTGTAGTCTTGGAAAGTGATGGCCATGGTATTATATTATTGTCTATTATTGAAGGAGTTCAAGCACTTAGTCTATCTAGTTAGCACTTCTAGTATTGATGAGGGTCGTCCTGTTTCCTCGGCTGGTTCCTGTAATTGCTCAAGAACATCAACTAAAGACATATCGTCGGGTCCGACAAAATCATATAAGTAGTCTTTATCTTTTAATAAGTTTTGTTTAGTTTTATTGTAATATCGCTGCATTAAAGAATTAAGTTCTTTCAAACCCTCGTTTATATATACATCAGGTCTAGTCTCGCTTAGTTTAAAACCTTGCTCAAACTTTTCGTTCCACTTATCATCTTCGATTAATTCGTATATAGCATCTTCCATGCTACGCTGCTCTCCTTTATATCTGAGCGTTGTATCTCTTAATCTTAAATCAAAAGCGTAAGAAAGTGTCATACCATCAGAGTCCCTGAAGTCCGTAAATTTAATACCCGGTCCTAACGTAGACGGTTTTCTCTGTATGTTTTCGTGTGTATCTGTAGCTAAAATCTCGTCAAATAATGTTCTATCAATTGATCTCCTAGGAGCCTGTCTAATAACAGCTTCGGTCATAAAAGTTCTATTCGACTGCTGGTCATACCCAAAAGAGTCCGTTTTCTTATTAACTATACCTTTACCGAAAATAGAATATAACAATCTATCTTTATAGTCTCCCCCTCTTAAATCGTTTATAGCGGCATCTCCCATCGTATCGTATGCTTGCTTAAACTTTCTGAACTGAGCTGGATAGGGGAAGTAACTCGTGGCTAAACTATACACAGCTCTAGTAAATACTTCACCATCACCATCTACTAGTTCCTCAAAGTTTCTAGCTCCCTGAGCTAACGGCATTTCTTTAGCTAGTTCTTTAAGTGAGTTTTTAACTACGTGCAGCAAGTTTTGATCTTTAGTTAGAATCTTAGCACCCGTAGCATCTTCTTCTGCTCTAATCTTCAAGAACGATCCCACATCCGCAGCTAAGGCTAAAGGAAAAGACCAAGGTAAAGCAGCCGAATAATCTGAGTCTAAAGCTTTAAAGGGTTCTAGTTTTGTTTTTTGCCTTTGGTCGTCAGTTAACCAAGCAAGGGAACCAGTCATCATACCGCTTTGAGCCATACCGTAACCAACAACAGCTAAAGATGTGGCAACAAACGTATCAGTAAGTATATCTACATTGTATTCAGTTCTTTGAGCAGTTAACCGTACAGATTCTTCTTGTAACTCTTGCATTAAACTTAACCCATTATCTTTCATCTCAGGGGTTATATTAGGTTTATTTAAAGTAGCTTGAAGCCCTACCATCTTTTGTTTAACTTCAGCCAGTCTTCTATTGTATGGATTATTTTTAGTCCTAGCTGATAATAACAAAGCAGGAGACCCTACCAATCTTGATCCACGATATACAGCTCTGATAGGTACACCGATATAAGGCAGGAAAGCGTTTATAACAGCACCCGGTAAACCGTCTCCAGAACTTAAATCTTTAAGTAATCCTATTATCTTTTCAGTTACATAAGTACCTGAAGCTAAATCTAAATCATCCGTATTAGCAGCAAACAATAACTCTTGTCTAACTTTGTCTACCCTATCCTGAAACTCGTGGTGAGAAGCCAATACCTCTAAACCGTCATCGTCTATCCAAGCTTTTTTATAAGCATCTTCAGCTTCCTTAATTGCTTTAGCGGAATCCTTTGGATTATTTAATAATGCTTTTTGTTGAGAAGCAGCGTATATATCGCCTTTAATTAACTGTCTTTTAAAAGCAGCATCAACTGTTTGTATACCTCTAACTCCAAGAGATAACAAATCCATCAATCTACCATTTATGATAGTGTCTACGAAATAATTTCCTAAATTGTCTAAGCCTTCTTTTTGTTGTTTAGCAGACCTGTAAGCTTTATTTAATAACGCTGCTTCGCCTTGTGGTAACCTATTAATATCAGTAGCCAACTTCCCACGCATCTTATCAGTAACATCTATGTTCTGTTGGAAGGAACGCTTCATAGCTACCAACAAATCTTTCTGCATACTAATAACTTTAAAAGCGGCTTGAGCTTCTATCGCTGCCATTTTCTTAGAAACATCAGCACTTCCTCCCTCCATTCTTGTAACTATGTATCGAGATAAAGGCTTCCAAAAACGTTTATACACAGCACCAATACCAGTAGGTACACCAGCCATTACAGAAGGTAATTGGTCTATTAGAGCTAATTGTCGAGCTTGCTTAACCCAACGAAACGTTTTGGTGGCAGTAGATACAGCATCAACATCCATACTACGGAATATAGCTTCCTCCATATCTTTAAATACTTCTAGTCGTAAGTCTTCGTCTTTGATTTCTTGAGCTGCTTTATCTATATCTGCAAGTTTCTTACGCATCCTTCTTTTAGATGCTGTTATCTTTTTCCGTAGTTCAGCTGACTTCAGTGGCTTAGTGGGTCTTTTAGGTCGCACAGCTGTTTCAGCTCTCAACTCACCCATAACACTACGGGCTTCTATATCAGCTACTCTTGCTAGCTCCTTCTCAAGCTCTATTATCTTAGCTACTTCTCTCTCAGCTTGTTTGTAGTAATCTATCTTATCTTTGAGTTCCTTAAACTCAGGCTCAAGTTCCTTAGCTGGTTTAGTTTCTACCTCTTCAGGTGTCCTACCAAAACGCTCACGCAACTCATCTAGTTCTGTTTCTAGTTGGTTCTTTTTGTTCTCGTATGCTTTGCGTAACTGCTCTGCCTTATACTCGTCAGACATCTCAACTCTAGCACGGTCTATCTCCCGTATCCTGCTACGCATATTACTACGCAGAAAAGCTATATCTTTATTCAACTCCTCGACTCTACCTGGTGCTTTCTTCGGTCCTGTAGGTTTAGGCGTTATCTCTTCCCGCTGTCTACCTAACGGTCCTGTCTCTACTTCTAACAACCTAGCTCTCGCAGCTTCTAGCTCCTTTATCTTTCTGGTTTCAGCTTGTGCATCTTTGTAGAACTTAATCTTATCTTCTAAGTCTTTTACTCGTGGGTCTTTTTCTTTAGGTTTACCCGGTACAAGTTCTTCAGGTTCTTTCGCAAATGTAGCACGAAGTTCATCTAACTTAGCTTGTAGTCCATTGATCTTCTTTTGAAACGCTGCTTCAGCTTTAGCTGCTTGGAACTCATCAGACATTTCAACCCTAGCTTTATCTATCTCAGCTAGTCTCTGTTTAATGTTTGCTTTTACTTTAGCTATCTTAGCCCTTAACTCAGACGCTCTAGTTGCGGGTTTGGTTGGACCTGTAGGCTTAGGAGTAACAGCTGCTCTTTGTTCACCTAGCGGTGCTACATCCAACTCAGCTACCTTAGCCAGCTCTGCTTCTAGTCTTTCAACTTCTAACGCATCAGCTTCCGCTTCTTCATAGAACTTTATGCGTTGTTTTAAGTCTTTGATGTCAGGGTCTTCTTTAAGTTCTTTAGCTTGTTCTTTTTTTAACTTAGTAGGGTCACCGAAGCGTTGTTGTAATTCTTCCAACCTTTCTTGGAGCTTCTTCTTACGCTTACCTAAGTTTTGTTTTACTTCCTTAGCAGGTTTAGTTTCAACATCTACTTCCTTAGA